GGCGCTGATAGTTCTGATTGCGCGTGCCATTTGTTAGATTCCTCCGTGTTTTAATTATCAAATAGATCAGACTCTACCAGCGACTTCTTCAAAGGAGACGCCAGTTCTGGTAGCAACAAACGTCAGCGTGACGTAGTTAATCGACTTAGCAGGCTTCAGGAAGATGTCTGCTCTGAACTCGTTGTTATCAATAACATCAGGTGTGTTATTGGTCTCATCACAAATGACCAGATAATCATAGATTCCACGCTTCGCTTGAATATCGCGAAGATATGGTTCAACGATATTCACGAAGTTGGATCTTGTGATTTGATCGTTGAATTCAAAGAGTTGTGCTTCCGCTGCTCTCTGCAGAGATTGCTCAACTGTGAGGAACAGACGGCGAACATTGATTCTGTCGAATGCGGATGCATATGCGAGCGCGGTCTTATCACCAAAGAGGAGTACACCTGCACCAGACTGATTAACAACAGAGTTAATTCTTGCAGAATACAGTGCGTCTCTTTGTGCCTTATCAGGATTGTATGCAAGTTTAATTGCATTCTTGATAATACCTCTTTGCTGACCCGCTGGGGAGAACCATGGGTATGCAACGATGTTTGTGCGGCAAATCAGACCAGCAATGTCTGCGTTACATGGTACATAACGGAAGAGATTGTTAAATCTATCATAGGTGTACTTATAACCACTGTCAAAGATTGCATAAGATGAAGAAGTTAGTGGTCCAAAGAACTGAAGCAGATTATTTGTCTGTACAGATGGATTTGTAAGGTCTACGATAGATGATCTATGGGGAGAGATCAATGCAACACAATCCTTTCTACCATCTGCGATGGAGATCAAACGATTTGCTTTTGCTTGACTATCAGTAATTGAATCACAACCAGGACCCATGATGAGATAATCAACTGCAACATCTTCTTTGTTATTAAAGAGATCATATGCTGTGATTATGTCTCCGAGAGATGCCTTCAGATTACCTTGAGAAGTGTAGTTTTTACCATTCTCAAGAACATATGAAGCACGACCAATAGAACTAAAGGTACGTCCCTGTGCATCATTATCCCACTGAAGATCTGAGATAGCAGATGGAACACTGAATGTTGTTGCTGGATCTGCACCTTGATAAATGGTTGCAGTTGCTGCTTCAACGAATGTAGTAGATGTTGGGAAGGTATTGTGGAAATTATCGTTAGTTGTACTCTGATTACCTCCAGCGTAGAGATATTCGGAGAAGTTTGCTAGATAATTCTTATACCAAATCTTTTGAGGAGAATTGACTTGAGATACTGCATCTTTTGCCTTAGACAGAGCAACGTGCTTCTCAAGGATGTTACCTCTTACACCAGTTACAGATCCATCATCGTCAACAACAACAATGTGTAACTCATCATTTTCAGAATTACGCTCAGCAGCATATCCAGAAGTTCCTGGTTTTGGTGCAAGTGTGCTCCAGAAAATCTGACTGTTATCCAAACCTAATGTTTGAGAATTGTACCAGTCATCAACACCAGCAATTTCAACTCTAGAATCTGCTTGAGTAATTTCAAGAACAATCTTATCATCTCTAAGTGCAGAGATTGTCATTGTAGCGTCATCACCTGGGGTGACACCACCAATTACATTACCTGGAATAGTAACTGTACCACCGTTTGCATAAGCAAGACCAGTGTTTGTTGCGGTTACAGTTCCAATTCCACCAGATGCATCTCTGTAAACGTTGAAGGAGATGCCAGAACCAACTGTACTTACGCCAGCAACACTCAGGTATACTCCATTAGATGCTGGAGCGACAGTGGTGGAAGTTGTAAGACCAATGGTCTTAATAGCACCTTGATGGAGGTCAAAACCACCAACAGAGGAACCACCGATAGATACTGTCTCACCTACAGTGTATCCTAAACCAGCATTTACCAGTACGACACCAGAAGAATCAACATTACCATCTGTATTGTTTCTTGTAATGTTGAAAGTTGCCTGACTACCAGAACCAGATGAAGTTCCTCCTACACCAGCATAGGTTTGTCCTTGCTCACCGTTAATGGGGGTGGATGTAGTGATTCCAACCGTAGAGATAGAGTCTACTGGAGAAGCAACTAATCCATTGTTATCGATGAAGCTGATTCTTTGACCTTTCAGGAAGGAAGAATATGCACTATTCTCAGTATAATTAACTCTGTAGTGTCTTCCAGGTTGCGTACCACCAGTGGATACTCTAGAGTGAATCTTAACTGTAATTGCACTTATTCCAATTTCTGGAGTATCAATAACTTGAGTTACGACACCCTTCAGATATCCAGTAAAGGCTTGAGTTGTTCCTGCTCCAGGAATTACCTGTCCACTGATGTCAACAGTAACACCGTAACCAACTTGAGCGCCAACAGAAGCACCAGAAGTTGTTCCGATACCGAGGATTTGGTCACCTAAGTCGTCAATGACGCAAACCTTAAGGTTGTTTGCCCAAGTTCCTGGGTTCTTTGCTGCATAGTAGAAGTTAGATGCTGCAGTAGCGTAGTTGCTATTGTAGTCATCAAAATTCTTGATCTTTGTGTCTGGCAGTGCAGATGTTCCAATACCAACATTAGCATTGGACAGATTTGTTCCATCGGTACGAACTACTTTGAGGATACCACCGTACTGCAGATATGCAGATGCAGACATCCAGTATTCATACTGATTGTCCTCTGTTTTTGGTTTGCCGAAGTTGTTGATGAATTCTTGTTCGGTGGATACCGTGATTGGTTCATTAACAGGTCCACGCTCAAAAGGACCCGCAATACCTCCAATATTATCAAGAACGTTTTCAGCTCTTCCTACGGTTAAGTCAACCTCTCTAGTTAATACACCAGGAGATAATTGAGGAGTCGCCATGGATTCTGTCTCCTTGTAAGTCTCAGTTTATCTGAAAATATTTAGGAAAAAGGGCATTTACGCGGGGAATTTCGGCGTGAACTACCAATCTGGATACTCCCACCGATCAAATACACTATTTGTCATTCTACTTACAACAATTCTCTTTTTTGTACAGTCCTTACATTCATATGAGAATGATGATGGAATTGCTCCTCGATCTTTCCTGGTTCTGTAAAATCCTTCTATAAGATTCTTCCTCTCACCACAGGTCCTACACTTCCTGTCGTGAAGAAGTAGATGACCAAATTTTACCTGATCATCTAAGTCCATTATTTTTCTGCTGCATACAATGCAAACGTTGATGTTGTAATAACTGTCATCATATTAGCAATGTGCTGTTTAGTGTCAGAGTCGCATTTATTGACCATGGGAAGGAAGCATCCCACTATAGTTACGCCAACTATTCCTAACTGGAATAGAATGACAATTTTTATTAGGTTTATAACCTGACGTTTGGTATCCATTATCTATAGTCCCACATGTAAGACATATCACCATACTCATCGGTATGCCAACGATCACCGTCTGCATCTACAAATGAAGTTGAATCTAAACCATCTTCAATAAAACCAAATGGTGCCATGTCTTGCTCTATTTGGTTTTTCTGCTCTTCATATAATCTCTTACGAACATCCTGATCAGTTAATTCTTTAAAGTAATCTTGTTGAACTAACCAAGCATAGATAACCAGACACATCGCCAAGTCATCATTACATCCATCTTCCGCCTCAAATGAATTATGCTTTTGAATGAAGGTAGTAAGTTCTGCAATGACATCATAGTCCTTGAAGATCAACTTATCTTCTTCAATTAAAGTCTTAAGGTTCAAGCATCCAACCTTCTTAACAGTCTTAGACATCTTGACACCAAGTTGTGTCTTCTTACCAGAGAATCCTTGACCAACAATCTGTCCTGCTCTGCCTCTCATAGAACACATCAGAACATTCTCATATTCCAAGTCAAAGTTTAGAATTGCAGCAACCTGATCACCAACATCATTGACTTCACATAATACATATGCTTTATTATAGTTATCCGCTACTTCTTTAATGATGCTGGGGAATAGCATCGGTTTGATTTCATTATTTCTATACTTACACACCAATTGGTGTGGGAATGATGTAATATCAATAACAGTAAATGCAGAATAGTCACCACCGACTCCTCTTGCAACGTCAACGGAGATTACATAATTATGATCAGGTATTACATCAGTAAATACATCTAATCCTTGGTGTGATATTGATGGTTGCTCATAGACCATCGTTCTTAATTTGCTTGGAGCAATCAGGGTATCAACAGATCCGAGGAATTCGCACTCAAACTCAACTTTGAACTGCTGTTCAGAAGTGTTTGCAATCGTTTGCTTCTTCCACTTCTCATCTCTACCTGGAACATCACTCCAGTGGACTTCTGTCGGAATATATTCGTTCTTCTCTCGCTCTGCATCATGCCAGAGTTTATAGAAGTGATTCATACCGTGAGGCGTGCTCACGATAATAACTTTGGTATTTTTACCAGATGAAATTGTAGGATATACTGAACTGAAGAACTGATCAGCAATGTGGTTTGCAACGAACGCAAATTCGTCCAGGAAGATGATGTTATAAGATCCACCACGAACTGCAGATGCAGATGTAGACGCAGCAATAATCTTTGACCCATTCTCTAATTCAAGAGATGCTTTGTTCCAGGTCAAAACACCCTGCTGTAACCAGCGAGGTAAATTTTCATATGCAGTTTGCAATCTATCTAACAGGTCTTTAGCAGTAGACGCTTTGTTAGCAAGAATTGCAATATTTACGTTGTCGTTGAAGATTGCATAATGAAGCAAGTAAGATACGACAATGGTTGACTTACCAGACTGTCGTGGTAACTTACATATATTAAAACGGTTATGATGGAATCGATCCAACATAACCTTTTGGAATTCGTATGGTTTAAAGTTCTGCAGACCATAATCCAGAGTAACAATCTGGATATAGTTCATTGCAAAGTAGACTGGATCATCAATACACTTTGCAAACTCAAGAACTTGTTCCTGAGTAAACTCTTGAGTTGTATTTGCTTTTTTTAGTAGTGGATTGCCAAGATAATGATCAACAGCCATAATTTAATTAATTAAGTATTCAAAGTCCAGTTTCAGATCCACCAACTTGTGTTCCTAAAAGAGTTGCTGCTCCTCTCAGACCTTGACCAGCAATCAAATGGATCAAAACTCCACTTGATGCAGGGACACTTATTGATCCAAGATCAGCATCGTCATCAGCATTGCGAAGAGTCACTGTAGATGCACTGGTAGCAGTATTGGACACCCATACCGCAGTTGCTGAAGTAAATTTTGTTACGCCTGTTGCCAAGGCAGTGGCATCTCCTAAGATCTTCATTGTTCTATATCTTTATTTTTATTTATCTTCATTAACGTCTTGTCCACTAGCACTTCCTTTGTCAATTTGACGATGGAGATTTTTTAATCTCTTACTGTGCTTCTTCATCACTTTTTTAGCTTGTCCGAAGTTATCTTCTTCGTACATAAACTGTCTAAAAGTCTTCATTTCTTCTTCCTCTTCTTCTCAGTAGCGACGTTAATCGCTTTACCTTTGCGATTTGGATTACCATCCTCTCTGTTCTTGCGTCTAAATGCTGCGTCTTCCTCATCCTTATTAAGGTTACGCTTCATTTTGCTTGAACCACACTTTGGTTTTGTGGTTTGACCTGGTTGTTTTGCACAGGGTTTTCCTGCGTATTTACCACCCAATTGAACCCAACCAGGGGTGCCATCAGAAGAGCGACTCTTGCCAAACCAGTCACGCAAAGAAGAATCACCACTTTTGTTCCCTTCTTCGATTTTTTCATCACCTTTTTTCTTCAAGTATTTTTTTCTAAAAGCATCAAATCCCTCTGGAGGTTGAGAGGGTTTTGGTTGAGGTTTGGGTTTGTATTCTCTATATGGAGAACCACCCTCACTTGCTTCTGAGATAAACTGGTTAAATGTTTTCATCAGTTGCAATTCCAACGACGAAGTGCTTTATTGATTCTGGAGTCTGGATCTCTTGCAGTTTTTGCAGATGTCAGTCTCTTCTTCATACCCTTCATCCTGGAGCAGAATGAAGATCTACGCTTAGCATCTTTGGATCCCTTCTTAAGTTGAGAAGGTTTCTTAGTAACAGCAGTCTTCAGTTTGGAACCTGGGTTCTCTTTACGATAAGCATTGACTGCCTTCTGACTCAGACCATCGGTCTTGTCCTTACGATTGACAGACTGCCAATCTTCCTTAGCAAGGTCACCAAACCTCTCGCGATGCTTTCTCAAAGGTTCGGAGTTCTTACGATACTCCTTAGCAGACTCTGGTTTCTCTCCTGGATTGGTATTTAACTTTCTCTCAGAAGACTTCTTTTTGAGATCAACTGCTTCATCCGCCTGCAGTTTGGCAGCAATTGCCATCTGACGACGCTTTTCTTTGGACTTACCTTTGAATTGAGGAGCATCAGAATCATAGAAGTCATCAATGACTTCTCCCATGTCTGCCTTCTTAATATTCAGTTTTTCATCTACTTTCCCAGGCGATCATCCTCCAGATCCGATCTCCAATCAGATAATTCAAAAGATTCCTTCTTGGTCTTATTACCCCAATTCTTAGCACCTTTCTTACGGCACTTAACTAATGCACCAGAAGCATATGCACTTGGCCAAACACTGTAACGTGATTTTACCTTGTGATAGCAAGCATCCTTCTCTCCCGCTGCCTCATCTACCTCTTCCTCAGAGAGATTTGGGCAGCACTTCTGACCATGAACGGGACAGTCCTTACCTTTTGGAGTTCCTGCACATTCTGCCTCTTCCTTTTGTACTCTTAGAATAGGATCATTGTGTGGGGAAGTCTCACTAGGAAGTTCAGTTCTACGGAACTGAGTTACCTTACAACCAGGATAGACTTTTTGAACCTCTCTTTGAACATCTTCTCTCTTAGGCATTGTTGCCTGAGGGAAGAACATTTTGATCATGAGAGATCTACCTCTCCATATGACAACAACCGCTAAGAGGTTTCCATATTCTGCTTGAAGTCTTACTGCTTCATCAACATTCACTTCTTCTTTCTGAGATCTTTTCTTAATTCTGTCTTGAACGTCCTTCATAGAGTCGGTGCTGTGAACTTTATAACCTTGTTCTTTATGTCTCTTCTGAGTAGCAGCTGCTGCTTTCTCCAGAGCATCATCGGTCAATTTATTCTCCTCATTTGCTTTGACGCAGTTTGGATATCTCTTACCGAACATAGTCTTCATTCCCA